ATCCATGAACCTTTCCGAACGCATTGGCAACCTCATCACCGCTGAGCTCCTTCAGTGTCTCGATGAGTTGCATCCCCTGTGCCTCCCCGACCCTAAAGATTCCCTAGCGGAACTCTGGATCAAAGTTGGAGAGCGCCGTCTAATCGAAACCCTGCACGCGAAGTACGCAGAGGTGAACGACCCCTCCTGAGGTAATCCCCACCATGTGCAGCGCCCCTAGCGCCCCGAAGCAGCAGACTGTGGCACCCGCCCAGACCCCGGCTCCGATGGCCAACCCAGAGAACACCGCAAGCACCAACACTGCAGGTGGTCAACGGGCTGCCTCAACGGGCCGTAACGCTCTCCGTATCGACCTCGCTACACCCGCAGCATCGGCTGCATCTGGCCTGACGATTCCGAAGTAATGGGTGACGTTACCGCCAGTCTCAAGGCACGGTATGACAAGCTCAGCACTGACCGCCTTACGTTCTTGGAGCGTAGCCGGGACTGTGCGAAGCTGACCATCCCAACCTTACTCCCCCCGGAGGGCTCCACTAGCTCCACCAAGTTCCCCACTCCGTACCAGTCCTTTGGCGCCCGTGCGGTGAACAACTTGGCAGCTAAGCTCCTCCTAGCATTACTCCCCCCGAACTCACCCTTCTTCCGCCTTGTGGTGGATGATGTGACCATGCAGAAGCTCACTGGCCGCCAAGATATGCGCGCCCAGATTGAGAATGCACTGAGTGGGATGGAGCGGTCAGTTATGACCAACATCGAAACAAGCACTATCCGCACCTCTGCATTCGAGGGTATCAAGCTGCTGCTGGTCACGGGCAACGTGCTGTTCTTCTTGGCCCCCACAGGCGGCATGAAGACCTTCCGGCTGGACCGTTACGTGGTCAAGCGGGACCCTATGGGCAACGTCCTGGAACACATCACGAAAGAGTGTGTGTCCCCGATGGAGCTCCCTGAGGGTATCCGTGAGTCCGTACTGGCGAACAAGAAGGCTGATGACAACGAGGACGTGGTGGATGTCTACACCAGCGTGAAGCGCACCCCGAAGAACTGGGAGGTCTATCAAGAAGCCAATGGCATCGAGATTCCCGGTACGCGTGGCTCGTATCCGCTGGGTAAGTCCCCGTGGATTCCCCTCCGCTTCATCGCAGTCGATGGCGAAGACTATGGCCGCAGCTTTGTGGAAGAGTACCTGGGTGACATCAAGTCCCTCAATGCTCTCCGTAAGGCCATCGTTCAGGGCTCCGCTGCTGCAGCCAAGGTCCTCTTCCTGGTCAAGCCTAACTCCACCACCAAGCTCCGAGTGCTCACTGAGAGCGAATCAGGTGCCGTGAAGGAAGGCAACGCTGAAGATGTGACTGTGCTGCAGATGCAGAAGCAGGCTGACTTCGCTATTGCCAAGCAGACGTGTGACACGATTACCCAAGAGCTTAGCTTTGCCTTCCTCCTGAACACCGCCATCCAGCGTAATGGTGAGCGAGTGACAGCCGAGGAAATCCGATACATGGCTAACGAACTGGAAAGCTCACTGGGCGGTGTCTACTCGACACTGAGCCAAGAGTTCCAGTTGCCCCTCGTACAGCGAGTGATGTTCCAGATGGAGAAGCAGGGGAAGCTCCCTGTGCTGCCTGAAGGAACCGTTAAGCCTGCCATCACAACTGGCATTGAGGCTATCGGACGCGGCAATGACCTCACGAAGCTCCAGCAGTTCATGACCTCCCTTGAGCAACTTGGTCCGCAAGTGGCACCCACCTACGTCAACATGGGTGACCTTATCAAGCGCACCGGGGCATCTCTGGGCATCGACATGAACGGCCTGATTAAGACCGACGAGCAGATTGCAGCAGCAGAGCAACAGGCTCAGATGCAGAACATGCTTCAGACATTGGGACCCAACGCTGTGAACCAGATGGGCGGTCTCGCTAAACAACACATGCAGGGTCAACAAGCGGCCCCCGCACCACAAGGACAGTAACATGGCAGACGCAATTCCCCTCGGCAGTGAACCGCAGGCTCCCGTAGAGCCGCCCCCGAAGAAGGCCAAGGCTCCGGCTAAGGTCCTCGAAGATGGCTTCTCGATTCCTGAAGGCGCAGTTCAGTTGGACTCGCACGAAGCCTACCGGGTGGACAATTAATGGCTGAGAACGCAGCAGCAACCGCAGCCCCGGAAGGCCAACCGGCACCGGGGACCCCCGAGTACGATGCAGCGATGGCCGCGAAGTACGATGCAGCCACGGGCAATGCTCCGCAAGCAGAAGCCCCGCAGCGCCCCGCTCACGTTCCCGAGAAGTTCTGGAACCCTGAGACTGGTGCAGTAGACACCGAAGCGTGGGCGCGCTCGTACACCGAACTGGAACAGAAGCAATCCCAAGGGAAGCCTGCAGAGGCAGCCCCGGTGGAAGCCCCTGCAGCACCGGAAGCGGCAGCCGAAGCTCTGGAATCGAAGGGCCTGAACCTCGCTGACTTCAGCACGGAGTTCGCTCAGGCAGGCAACCTCTCGGAAGCCTCGTACCAGAAGCTCGAAGCCGCTGGCATTCCGAAGCCGGTGGTGGACGCCTACATCGCAGGTCAGCAAGCTCTGGCCACGCAAGTCCGCGCACAGGGTCTCGAAGCTGCAGGCGGTGAGGAACAGTTCAACGCTATGGCAACGTGGGCCAAGAACGGCCTCACGGCTGGTGAGCTCGATGCCTACAACCAAGCGGTCACCACGGGTTCTGTGGATCAAGCCAAGCTGGCTATCTCAGGTCTCCGTGCTCGCTATGAGGCAGCCAATGGCCGCGAACCGCAACTCCTCGGTGGTGGCAATGCCAACGCTGGGAATGCTGGCTATGGCTCCACTGCTGAGATGGTGCGTGATATGTCGGACCCGCGTTACTCGAAGGATGAAGCCTTCCGCAAACAAGTGGAAGCCAAACTCTCACGCACTACGGCCTTCTAACATGCCCTCTCTGGATGCCAATAAGGGCTCCTCGGTGAACGCTTCTGGAACCAAGATTGCTGCTGCTGTTGCACTCGGCAGTGGCAAGTTGGATACCACGAAGGCGGTCAACGATGCCCATACCTTTGTTCCTCATGGGAACCTCAAGATTAACGTCAAGACGGCCATTGCAATGGGCCTCCTGGCGCGCAACGCAAGTGACACATTGGTTGAACTGAACGGCGTTACGGCGCCTACGGTGACTACCAAGTAATACCGCAGCACCCATCTCAAGCAAACAAAGCTAGGAACACTTGGCCTTCCCGAGGGAAGATAACCCTGCACACGTCCACGCCTAAGTCTGCTCTGAAGTGAACCCTCCAAGGCCACCCATTGGCCGCTCTTTCATTTCATTCTGGATTTATCTCAAATGGCAAACGCAACAGTCCTGGCCGGTGGTCAGATTAACGGTGCAGGCGCAACTGATGCCCTGTTCCTCAAGGTCTATGGCGGTGAAGTTCTCACGGCATTCGACCAAAACAACGTGGTCATGCCCCTCCATACGGTTCGTACCATCAGCTCGGGCAAGTCGGCTCAGTTCCCGGCAACGTGGCGCGTCACGGGTGGTTATCACACCCCGGGTACGGAAATCGTTGGTCAGGCTTCGAACCTCGCAGAACGCAACATCATCATTGATGACCTGCTCGTATCGAGCGTGTTCATTGCTGACATCGATGAGGCGAAGTCGCACTTCGATTACCGCAGCACGTACTCGGCTGAAACGGGCCGCTTCCTTGCAGCGAACTGGGACAAGAACGTTATCCAAGTCATGGCCCTCGCTGCACGTTCGGCTGCTGTGGTTACGGGTGGCGTTGGTGGCACGGTTCTCACTTCGGCTACCACGCTGTACAAGACCTCGGCAACGGACCTCGCTGCTGGTATCTACGCTGCAGTGCAGGCGTTCGATGAGAAGGACATTCCGATTACCTCGGAGCGCAACGCTCTCGTGCGTCCGGCTCAGTACTACCTCCTGGCGCAATCGACCGCACTGGTGAACCGTGACTGGGCAGAAGGCAATGGTAACTACGGCACGGGCAAGATTCTCAAGATTGGTGGTGCAAACATCATCAAGACGAATCACCTCCCGAGCACGAACGTCAACACGGGTCCGACCGCCTATCAAGGTGACTTCACGAAGACCGCTGCTGTCATCACCACGAAGGAAGCGGTGGGCACGGTGAAGCTGCTGGACCTCTCGATGCGCATGTCGTATGACGAACGTCGTCTGGGTACGCTGATCGTCAGCAAGTACGCCGTAGGCCACGGTATTTTGCGAAGCGAGTGCGCCGTCGAACTGGTAACGACCACGTAATTGCTGAAGGCAGCGACGTACCACAGCACCCCCTGTAAGCACTGCGGGGGTACTGAACGCTACCTTAGTGCTCGTACATGCGTGAACGTTCGGAACCCAGGCCATCGTGAAATGGTCTACGTTCCCCCGGTCGTAACTGAGCAGGCTTGCAGAATTTGCAGCGAAGTGAAGCCCCTCAGCGAGTATGAGGAGCGCAACGATAGCGGGAAGCACAGAACCGAGTGTAGGGATTGTAGGGCCACCGCTGAGGTAGCTCGCAGATATTCAATCACAGTCCCTGAAGTCCTCGGCCTCTATGAGTCCGCAGGTAACCGCTGCCAAATATGCGGGACAGACGGTAAAGACCACGCCACGTTTAAGCGGCTTGTGGTTGACCACGACCATGCAACGGGTGAAGTTCGCGGCCTTCTGTGCGCCAACTGCAACTCAGGCATCGGCCAATTTAAAGACTCGATAAGTCTTCTCGAAGCTGCCAAGCAATACCTGCAGCGAACATCGTAGTACCCATAGGGGGATTCTCTTTTAACCAAGAGGGTCCCCCTTTTTTCGTCTTTTCACAGAGGATTCCCCTATGGCTTCGGCCCTCATGACCGAACTCGAAGCGGTCAATATGTGTCTCGCTGCTATTGGCGAGTCCCCCGTTAATACCTTGTCGAATACAGGCCTCGCTGATGTAGCCAGTGCCCGCGCCAAGCTCCTCGAATTCAGCCGCACAGTCCAATCCACGGGCTGG